CTCGGCAATCGCAAGCTGTTCACGATCAAACATGTGCGCATCCCAAGCCTTACCATCCAATTCAAAGCACACCCACCCATCGTAGGACTGTGCCAAATAATCGAATGTCCTATAAAACGGACTCATACCAGGAGCAAAAGGCAAACCCTCCATGATACGATTGGACGAAGCCATAATCGACTGGTCAAGAGATTTGAGATACATCACACGTAACAATACAGTATTGGGATCAGCATTAAACACAGCACGAGCCATACCAGCAGCGCATTTGGCAATCTCACGCATTTCACGTTTCAAAAAGAGAGTGTCAAACACATTGGGCGGCTCGCCAATGGCACATCCATGCCAAAATTTGGGAAAGAATTGTACAAAATCCTCGCTCTCAAAATACTTCTGCTTCGTTGGATAACGATGGCTCCAAGGCCAACCAGGTTTGGTAGTCAGATCCATAATATTTAGAGCCTCCTGCGGAGTGTAAATGACACAAGAATGTGCCATTTGTTCAGCAACACACTCAGCAGTGAGATCCCAGGAATGGGCAAACAATGTCCAATCAATATTATCAGGCGAATGGTACACCCGATATTTTGATAAAGATAAGGTGGCTGAAAGATCATCTCGTTTCGGCCAACCATATTCTCCCTCGTACGCAATCGAGGGTGGACATATCTTCGCGTAGCGCTCGAAGAACGGGCAAGGAGGATTTACATCCTTGCCGGAACGCCCACGGATTGCCCGGCCGCCCCTGCAGGCGGCTGTCCACCAGGCCGGGAACTCGGTGGAGCCACTGAGTTTCCCGACGGATGCAAAAAGTGACCATGACAAAGGTCACCCTTGCAAACAGCCTTCCCTCGAACAATGGTACAACGACGTGTGCCATGAGGGAAAGCCACCTCCAGCGTATGTCCAGCCAACAAACAAGTCTGGCAAACAGTTTTGCCAGTAGGCAAAGCTTTGCCTGCCAGACTCTTCTCATCACAAACATTACACTTGGTAGCCTGGCGCCCACGAGGCAGATACATAATCGCAGCACAACCAACACAAGACACAGCTCGTGAGTCGTACAATGCTTTAGTATCCGAAACGGGGGACACTGGTGCCACTGCCTCCAAGGAAACAGCAGGTTTATCAGATGAGGGGGCTTTCGCTGAAAACCACATATTTTGAATTGGTATCATGTAATTCTCCTTCTTCCCCGAATCACCGGCAACATGGACACCAACTACAGTAGGTTTCGTTGTGCCCACAGCCATCAAAATCATGGGGCTGCCACTGCTGCCGGGTGACGTTGAACAATTATGCGTCATCACATTCACAGGATGCAAACCACCATACACAGATGGCAATTGGGTAGGGAGAGTTTCACGAACAATTTGGCCAATAGAAAAAGAATCATATGTGTAAGCACCTTGACCTTTTGTTTTCACTGTAATAGTAGCAACAGTTTGCAAAGGAGAAGGCTCAGCAAATGCAAAAGCTGAACACACAATTGTCTTGGGATTAGCAATCACCAGGACATCTTTCTCAAAAACAGTGGAAACAACATCTTTAAGCTGCACAGGGCCCCAACGAGTATGGGCTCCATTTGTAGGGGCAACAACAAAGAATTTCTTGGTCATCACATGATTAGCCGTAACAAACCAAGTTGAACCACCCTTGGCAACATAAAAACCAACACCTTCAAATGTCCAACTACCGCCCTTTTCCTTGCCATCATCACTGACATAAACCATGCACAATTTGGAAAATACGTCAATGGCAAGGACGGGGGAGGTGGTATGAGCCTCAAGCTTGGCTGATCTTGGGAAAGATAGACCTGGCTTTCCACGGGCCAAACGCTGATCAGCGAGAGCGGATTCCGCGTACAGAGTATCACGTTCGGACATCCACTGGTCAAATGCTTTCTCTTCCTCAGCCTCACGCTCAATAATCCACTGCTCCGTGGACATGAGAAGATCGGGTTCCTGCGATTCAACTTGCTCGATGTAGTCCTCACAGCTGCCCATATCATTAACCTATGAGACGATACGGTCAACAGTCGATTGAGTCCAAACCTCACGGCGTCCATCACCAGAAACAGCAATGAAAACACCATCAGGCCTCTTCGAAACAAGCCAAGTCACGCCGTATGCCTCCATAATGTGATTATCAGCACGACGGCGTCGCAATTTTGATGGTCGATTTTTCCCAGGCATTTCAAGAACAGCCTTAGAATCGTCCGAAGAGCGCACTGCAGCACCAATCGCAATGCCTGTGGCAGTAGCC